CGTCGAGACGCCGAGTGCCGAGATGCAGACGCTAGTGCAGCCGATTGCCGATGCCCTTCGTGGTGCGTCGGCCGTGGATCGTGCCCTGTGGGCTGAAGTCTGGACCAAGGCCGCGACGGTGGCCGCTGGCGATGCCGTCACAACCGAGGTGGTCTTCACGGACACCCGCTCGCTGCGGGCCTTCACTGCTCTCGCCGTAGACATCGCCTGGCGGCGAATCGGGCAGCATGTGCCCGGCAGCAACGAATCGCTCAGGACGGCCGTGGAGGCCGCGTACGGGTCCGCTGTTGGCACGGACGTTGTGCCGGTCACTGCGGACCTGCGGGGCCGTTACGTGGCGTTCTGTCGTGCCGTGGCATGGGCCGGCGTCAACGGGGGCTGACGCATGGCCGACTTCCTGCCGCTCTTTGGCTACGCCCCAAACCGGGCAGGCACTGACGCCTTCCTGGCGTCGCTCGCCAAGCCGACGCTGGCTCAAGCCGGGCCGGATCTCGCCCTGGACGAAGGCCGGGATGTGTTCCTTGGCTCGGCACTACTGAAGTGCGACCCGTCGTGGAAGCGTGGCTCGCAGAAGATCGGCTCGTGCGTCGGCTGGGGATGGGCTCTGTCGTGCGACATCCTTGCTGCCTGCGACATCCACGTACGCAACGAAGCCGAAACGTATGGCGGCCGTGTGCTCGAGGCCAGCGTCTACGCCTTCAGTCGCGTGGAGGTGCGTGGATCACGCAACCTCGGCGGCGACGGCTCGTATGGCGGTGCAGCCGCCAAGGCCGTGACGAAGTACGGCACCCTGCACTACGGCCAGGACTACGGCGGCCAGCGGTTCACGGACAACAGCGGCACCCGCGAGAAGGAATGGGGCCGCGACGGCGTGCCCGACTCGCTGGAGAAGTACGCCGCCCAGCACAAAGTCAGCAGTGTGGCCCTGGTGAAGACGTTTGAGGAAGCCGCCAAGGCGATCCAGAACGGCTATCCGGTGGCAGTCTGCTCGATGCAGGGCTTCTCCATGACGCTCCGCGACGGCGGATACCTGTCGCCGATGGGCCAATGGGCTCACTGCATGATGTTCGCGGGCGTGAGGTGGAAGCCATACCCGGCCCTGCTCTGCGTTAATTCGTGGGGCGACTGCTACTCGGGCGACGTAGACGCGACTCTTCCGGTGCAGTTTCAGCGTTCAGCCGGATACGTGCGAGCCGAGACCTGCACTCGGATGCTGGCCGGCGAAGACTCGTTCGCCCTGTCTGGGTACTCGGGCTTCGCCCCGCGAACGATGCCCGGCAACTGGCTGGAGGGCATCCTGTGAGATTCCTGCTCGCGTTCGCCGTCGTGCTCGTTGGCTGCGTCGCCACGCTGCCTGGCGACAACGGCGTCACCGCCGACCTGGCCTGCGAGACAGCCCGCATGGTCGTGCAGCTGCGGAACGAGATCGCCCCCAGCCCGGCCAGCGACAGGTGCGACAACTGCGACGGCACGGGGAAGATCGGCGACGGCCGCATCGTCATGCCTTGCCCCATCTGCAAAGGAACGGGCAAGAAATGACGCTGCCAGAACTCCAGGCCCACGTCTGGGATCGCCTGCCGACGCTACAGCGAACGGTTGCCGGCCGTCGCATCGTCTCGCGGATCGTGAATTCTGCCGTGCGAGGCTGGCCCGTGCCGGTGCTCGAGCAGTGCAACGCCGACGAAACCCAGGTCGTGGCCAAGCACTACACCAAGCAGATCGAGCGGGCCGCCCGCCACGAGTTCGGCATGGGCATCATCCTGACGCTGGTGCTCGGGGCTCTTGTGCAAGAGGTCGTGAAGCTCTTGGTTCAATGGTGGCTCGCACGACAGGAGAACCGCACGCAGATGCGTCTACTGATGCGTGAGGCACGAAACCATGACTGAGGCGGCGAAAGACACTGCGTTCGGCATCATGGAGCGATGGGGCTTTCCAGTGCTCGTGGCACTTGCAGCCGGGTGGATACTGCGGAACGACGTGCTACTGCCATTGGTGGAAGAGCACCGGTCGTTCGTCAAGCAACTCGGCGAGACGCAACGAGAGATCAGCCAGGCCGTCGCAGAGCAGACGAAGTTGCTCTACGCGTTGCAGCCAAAGGCAGCCAAGGTGGAGAACTGACGCATGGCGATGAATCCGAAGCTGCTGCGGCCGAAGGCGAGTGGGTTCAGCCCAAAAAACATTTCAGGGCTTTACTCCTGGTGGGACGCCGCCAATGCCAACTCTGTCACGCTCAACAGCGGCAACGTCAGCGAGTGGCGGGACTTGTCGGGCGGCGGCAGGCATCTGTCGCAATCGACTGCCGGCAATCAGCCGGCGTACACCACGGCAGGCCGAAACGGACGGAACTGCCTGACGTTTTCCGGCAGTAGCAACGGCTCAGTCCGGCTTGCAGCCGCAGTGTCATCCGACTGGGAGTTTCTGCACAATGGGACATCGCAGTACGGTATTTACATAGTCGCAAGCCACACCGGGACAAGCGGATCAGGCTCAGTTGGTGGGTATATAAACACACGCGTACTTAGCGCTAGCACATACAATACTCGCGGCTTTTCGATGTGGCATGACTTTGGTGGCCTCGCTGCCAACAACAACATCCGCGCGACGATCTCTGCATCAGGAGGGCTAGTCGCCAGACGCGATTTGTCGGCAACTGGTGGCGGAGTTGTGCGGGCCTATGAATTGCTTGGCGATCCTGCCAACGCAATTTCCGCCAGCCGTCTGTCTTTGAAAAACAACGCTGGAGCAAGCGGCAGCAATACAAACGGGACTACTACGGCTGAAGCCGGTTCGGCTGCCGGCATACTCACAGTCGGCAATAACGTTGGTGGCACAAACTTCCAGCACTTGGGCATTATCTGTGAGATTCTGATTTACAAACGGGCGACGGCGATCGCGTCTACGGAATCCTCTGCGATCCTCGCTTACCTGGCGAAGAAGTGGGGGCTGTAGTGCGATACTTCCGCTCCACCTCCGCCGTCTACGAGGCAATCCGGGCACAACTGGACGCCGCCTACGGCTACCCAAACGCCGAGACGAAGACGATCACCAGCATCACGCCTGCGGCCGACGCGCCGCATGACGAGCAAGGCCGCGTCTACCTCGCCATCTCGGCCGACTACTGCGAATACAACCTGCCGGCCAAACTGCTCCCCCAACTCATCGCCAGCGGTGCCGTCGAAGAGATCACCGAGGCCGAGTACCAGGCGGCGGTACAGACGCCAGATCCACTGCAAGGCTAACGCCCCCCCACCCTAGCCTAAAGGCACAGGAGACCACGCATGGCCGACTCGATCATCTCGCGCAAGTACCGCGACTTCGACATCACGCTGCACACCGCCACGAGCCTGGCCACCACGCTCGACATGCGTGACGTTGCAGGGGCAGTGCTTTCGATTGGCACGATCTCCACCAACGCCAGCACGCTGCAGATGTGGGTGGGCACCACGCCTACCGGGACTTTCCGCCGTCTGTACAAGAGCGACGGTAGTGTGGCTGACCTGACGCTGGCCGCTTCCAGCACGGATGGCCGGGCCTACTCGCTGCCGGATGAAGTGTTCGGCACCGAGTATCTGAAGATCGTCTCGGCCACCACGAACAGCACCGGCACCAGCGGTGTGGTGATGTTCAAGAGCTGACACGCCCCCCCCTATGCCGCAACGCATACCCGCCCATAGGCCGCTGCGTCTGCGTGCGTCGCGTCAACGGCGAGACGATAGTGCCAGGCCCAACGCAGCGGCACGCGGCTACTGCGACAAGGCACACAGGAGGTGGCGTCAGGCGGTGCTAACGCGGGACGCGTGGCAATGCAGAGCCTGCGGGGCTGTCTGCCAGGAGTACGCACAAGCAGACCACGTTGTGCCTGTTAGCCAAGGTGGTGCCAGGTACGACGTGGCGAATGGTCAAACGCTTTGCAGGTCGTGCCATGGACGCAAAACGCGACGCGAGCAAGGCGAAGTCGCGTCGCAAAACCGCGTCGCGGTCGCGTGTGCGAGCCAGGTCGTGGCCTCGCGGCCGACCGCGAGCCGAGACCAGGGTGGTCGAAATCACCCCAACTTTGGCCAATAAAAACCCCGGTCGCCTCAGATAAAAAAATCCGTGCAGGTTTCTGCTTAGGGGTAGGTCCGGCTCCTTGACGCCGTCCGCATGTTGGACGCATGTGCACTACATGCGTCACCTGCGGCAAGCCGTTTAAAACAGCACGGAAAAAACAGCGTTGCTGTTCTGTGTCGTGCAGTCGGCTGGCATCGAGACGCCGGCTGTCGATTGTGTGTGCAAATAAAAAATGCAGGAAGCAGTTTCAAGTCACGCCATCTGTTTATGCCAAGGGAACTCGCTGCTGTTCTCGCAAGTGCCGGGCGGAAACTATGCGGATACCAGGCCGTATCTGCCAAAACCCAGCGTGCGGAAAACCGATTGAACGAGAATCCAGCGGACCGTCAAAAAAGAAATACGGCAAGGACAGCGGCAAGTATTGCTGCCGGGAGTGCTATCACGATCACAGATGGGGCGAGAAGAGGCCCCGCAAAGAATGGCCGCGAGCCCACGTCCAATCTGCTTCGCGTCAGGCGTTACGCACGTCGCTCCGAAAGAAATGCAAAATCCTTGGAGTGCCATACGACCCTGAGTGCGTCCGCGAGGCCGTGTGCGAGCGGGACAACTGGGTGTGCCAAATGTGTGGCATCGACTGTCTGAAAGACTGGACGTTTAACGAGGAAACTAGGCAGATTGACCCGCGCAGCGCCGAGCACGACCACATTATTCACCTGACTGCTGCAGATTCTCTTGGGAATGTTTTTCCAAATAGCCAGTGCCTGTGCCATGCCTGCAACAACCGCAAGCGAGACACGGCACTGGGCCAGCTTCGCCTAGACTTTGAAGGATCGGTGAAACGATGGGAAGAAGGGGGCCTCGCCCGCAGCCGACGCAACTCAAAATCCTGCGTGGCAATCCCGGTTGCCGGCCAATCAACAAGGCCGAGCCGCAGCCGCCAGCCGATGGCGTTGTGATGCCGTCGCATCTGGGCGAGGTGGCCGCTTGTAAATGGGCCGAGCTACTGCCTCTGCTCCAGGCGGTGAAGGTCATGACGCGGGCCGACATCGAGGCGCTCGCACGCTACTGCGACACCTACGAGTGGTGGCTTGCCACCCGTGCGAAACTCAAGAAAGAGGGCGACACGTACCCAATCCTGAACGACAAGGGCGACGTGAAGTACATCGCACAGCGGCCCGAAGTCTCGATAGCCAACAAATTAGCGGCCCAGCTTCGCCAGTTAGAGAGCGACTTTGGCCTGTCGCCAGCGGCCAGAACGAGCCTCAAGGTTGAGCCGGATGCCAAGGAAGAAAGCGTCCTCTCCAAGTTCCTTGCCCGCCGCCAGAAGGCGTGAGTGGGTAGAGGGCTTCACGTACGACCCGGCAGACCCAGAGCTCATTATCGAGTTTCTTGAGGGCGTGTGCGTCCACACAAAGGACGGGGCCACGGCCAAGGCTGGCGAGCCGATCCGGCTCTTGGAATGGCACAAGGACGAAGTGATCCGGCCGCTCTACGGATGGAAGGACAAGGACAAGCGGCGTCGGTATCGCGTCGCCTACTTCGAGGTTCCGAAGAAGAATGCCAAGAGCACGCTGTTGTCGTGCCTGGCGATCTGGCACCTCGTCATGGAGGGCGTAGGAGAACTGGGGTGCATTGCGGCAAAGGACCGCAACCAGGCCGGAATCATCTACGACGAAACGGCAAAGATGATCCTTGGCTCGCCTGAGCTTCGCGGGATGCTCGAGGTGATCGATAGTCGCAAGACGATTGTGAATCGCAGCAACAACAGTAGCCTGCGGGTGATCTCGCGCGATGCTGGCTCGGCTGAAGGCCCGTCGTATTCGTTCGTTTTCTTTGACGAGTTGCACGCCCAGCCCGACAGAAAACTGTGGGAAGCCTTGCGGTACTCGGGCCGGTCTCGGCCGCAGCCGCTGATCTGCACGATTACGACAGCCGGCAGCGACCGCCAAAGTATTTGCTGGGAGCAGCACGAGTACGCCGAGCAAGTTATCGCGGACCCGGCCTACGATCCGAGGTTCTACGGGCGGATCTGGGCGGCACAGAAGGACGTGGATGACTACTTCTCGCCGGCAGTCTGGCGGCGATGCAATCCCGGCATGGGCGTCACGATGACCGAGGAGTCTTTCGCGGCAGACGCGATGGAGGCCAAGAACAAGGCCACAAAGCTCAATGGCTGGCTGCGTTACTCATTGGGAATCTGGACAGAGACAAGCAATCGTTTCTTGGACCCTGACAAGTGGGCCGCGTGTGCGTTGCCGCCTCAAGTGCCGCTAGCTGGCAGGCCGTGCATCTTGGGAATGGACTTATCCAAGAGCACTGACCTGTCGGCCGTCTCGGCACTATTCCCGCACGATGACGGGACATTCGACGTTGACTGCATGCTGTTCAGCCCGCGTGACCTCATCATGGAACGCGAGCGGACAGACCGCCAGCCGTTCCAACACTGGGTGAACGAAGGCTGGATCACGGCTACCAGCGGCAACGTGATCGACCACGGCGTGATCCGCGAGTACGTACTGGAGTACGCCAAGAAGCACCAAGTGGAACGGGTGCTGATGGACATGTCGGGGGCCGTGCAGCTGGGGGTGGAACTGCAAGGAGCGGGCTTGACCGTGGAATCATTTGGTCAGGGTTTCCGCTCAATGAGCAGCCCCACCAAGCTGCTTGAGAGCCTGGTGCTTCAGCAGAAGATTCGCCACCGGGGCAACCCGGTACTGAGTTGGATGGCCGCAGGAGTGACCGTCGAAACCGGGGCTTTTGAAGACATACGCCCGGTCAAGAAGAAAAGCACCTGCCGCATTGACGGGATCGTGGCCCTCATCTTCGCATTGGGTGGATGGGAAGCCAACAGCGTGCGGAAGGCAGCCGAGCAGAACTGGGACATCATCACCCTATGAACGAAAACGCCGTCGCCGACTACAAGATGTTCGACCTGCGTGGCATCGACTGGCCCGAGGTTTCTTCCAGCCGTACGCCGTCTGGCGTTCGCGTCAACGCCGACAACTCGATGGCGTGCTCGGCCTACACGGCCTGCATCCGGGTGATCTCTGACGCCGTCTCGGCTCTGCCGCTCCACGTCTTCGAGCGGCTCGCCAATGGTGGCAAGCAGAAGGCCACGAGCCATCCCGTGTATCGCCTGCTGCACATGCAGCCCAACCCGTGGCAGACGGCCCAAGAGTTTCGGGATTGGATGACGGGCATGTACCTCCACTACGGTGCGAGCTACGCCGAGATCCGCCCGGGTGCTCGAGGTGCCGTGTCGGAACTGTGGCCGCTGCACTCGTCTCGGATGGAAGCCGAGCGGCTGGAAGACGGCACGCTGCGGTATCGCTACCGCGAGCCGAGCGGCCGGCAGACGGTCTACAGCCAAGAGCAGATATTTGCCCTGCGGTTCACGACCGAGGACGGCATCAAGGCGATCCCGACGTACAAGATCTTCCAGAACGCCATCGGGCTGGCCCAGGCGTTGGAGGCCCACGGGTCCACGTACTTCGGCAACGGTGCCCGGCCGGGCATCGTGCTGGAGAGTGACAACCCGATTCCGGCCGAGGCGGCCGAGCGGTTGCGTGAGCAGTGGGAGCGGATGCACCGGGGGCCGGATCGAGCACACCGCACGGCAGTCCTTCCGAATGGCGTGAAGGCTCACGAGCTCAGCGGCAGCAACGAGGCGGCCCAGTTCCTTGAGACGCGGCAGTATCAGGTGATCGAGATTTGCCGTGCGTTTCGCGTTCCTCCACACATGATCCAGAGCCTGGAACGCAGTACATACAGCAACATAGAGGTGCAAGGCACCGAGTTTGTGCAGCACTGCCTGCTGCCGCATCTCAAGCGGTGGGAAGCCGCGATCAGCCGTGACCTGATCGTGGACGACGAGCGGTACTTCGCCGAGCACAGCGTGAGTGGCCTACTGCGTGGCGACCACGCGAGCCGGTCTGCCTACTACGTCTCAGCCCTGCAAAACGGCTGGATGACGATCAACGAGATCCGCGAGCTTGAGAACCTCAACCCAATCGGGCCGGAAGGCGACAAGCACTTTGTGCAACTCAACATGACCACGCTGGACAAGATCGGCCAAGAGCCGCCAGCACCGGAGCCGATGCCCGAGCCGCCAGTCGAGGCTGAAGACACACCGGCCGATGACGCCGAAGACCAGGCCGAAGAGGAGGACACGACCGATGGAACTTGAACGCCGCTGCCTCGCCTTTGAGGAAGTGCCCGAGGCCGAGCTCACGATTGAGACGCGAGCCAACGGCACGCAGGTGCTCGTCGGGTACGCCGCCGTCTACAACCGCTTCAGCCTGCCGCTGCGGGAAGGCGGCTCCCAGTTCCGCGAGATCATCCTGCCCGGTGCGTTCGACAAGATTCTCAATCGCCAGCGTGGCAAACAGGACGTGGTCGCCCTGTTGAATCACAACAGCGACCTAATCCTGGGCCGCTCTTCGTCGGGCACGCTGGAGCTCTCAAGCGATGACAAGGGCCTGCGGTACGTCGTGACGCCGCCCGATACGCAGGTGGGACGGGATACGCTCGAGCTCGTCCGCCGTCGTGACCTGCGTGGCAGTTCGTTCGCGTTCTCCGTGGACATGAGGACCGGCGAACGCTGGACCAGTGATGAGCAAGGTGCCGTGCGGGAAATCCGCGAGGTGTCGAGTTTGGTTGACGTGTCTGTCGTGCTCACGCCTGCCTACCCTGCCAGCAGCGTAACCGTGGCCCAGCGTTCCTACGAAGCGTGGCTTGCGTCGCAGACCGAGCCCACGCCCGAGCCTGCGGCCCAGGCGGATCGTTCGCGTTCGGCCCTGCGGGGCGTCGCCGCCGCCTGGGCTGCATCTCTGAGGCTTCGCAATGGCTGACGCCCGCTGCACGTGCGGCGAGAAGTTACGGTGCCGTTCTTCGCGCCCGTGCGGTGACGAGCGGCAGCGGTATCTACGCTGCCCGCGATGCGGTGCTCGTGGCGTGGTGTTTGTAAAAACAACAGTTTCCGAAGTTCGCTTCTGCAAGAGGGATGCCCGTTAGTGCGACCGTGAACTCCATCGGCAATACCGCCGGCGGAGAACACACGTGGACAACCTCAAGAAGCTGCAGGACGAGGCCGTTACCCTCGCCAACCGGATCGACGCCGTGCGGGCCATCGAAGGCGACGCGGACAAGATCGCCGAGCGTGACCTCGAACTCGAGACGCTGACGGCCGACGCCGCCAAGCTCGCCAAGAAGATCGACTTCGAGAAGTCGGTTGCCGACTCGGCGAAGAATCTCCGCAGCGTCGTGGACCGCTGCACCCCGGCTCCCGAGGTGCGTTCCGACGAGCCGAAGGCTCGCATCGAGGCGGTTCCGTTCCGTGGCAAGCTCAAGGCTTTCCGCTCGCACGAGGACGCCTTCAAGAGCGGCATGCAGCTGAAGGCCACGCTTCTCCGCGACGCCGACGCCAAGCGGTGGTGCGAAGACGCCGGCATCGAGGTGCGTGCCCAGGGCTCGACGGGCTCGACCACGGGTGCGGCGTTCGTGCCGGACATCCTCCTGTCCGACACCGTGCTGCGTCTCGTCACCGAGAACTCGGCCTTCGCGTCCAACGCTCTGAACATTCAGATGCCGAGCGACGTGGTGCTCGTCCCGAAGCGGACGGCCGGTGCGACCGTCAACTGGCAGAACGAGAACGTGGCGATCACCGACAGCGACCCCACCTCGACCCAGGTGACGCTGACGGCGAAGAAGTGCACGGCTGCCACCAAGATCGCCAACGAGCTCCTCTCGGACGCGGTCAACCCGGCGGCCTACGCCGACTGGATTGCGGCAGAGCTCGCCCTGTGCCTCACCAACGCGATCGAGAACATCGCGTTCAACGGCAACTCGGGTTCGGCTCCGAGCGTGGCTGGCATCCTGACCAGCAACGGCATCCTCGCGGGCACCTCGGCGACCTACGCCGCGAGCTTGGTGACGGCTGCCGGCGACACGCCGGATGAGGTGACCAAGGCCAACCTGCTGCGGATGATGGCCCTGATGCCCTCCCACAGCCAGAACGGTGCGAAGTGGTACGTCTCGCCGTACTTCTTCGCGGATTGCATGCAGGCCCTCGACGCCGCCCAGGGCGGGTCGGTCGGCCTGACGCAGGGCCTGGGCCTGACCTTCATGGGCAAGCCCGTGGTGCTCACCGACGAGATGCCTGGTGCCGGCGACCAGACGGGCAACGTGATGGCTCTGTATGCCAACTTCGCCAACGCGGCGATCTTTGGCACCCGCCAGGGCATCGACCTTGCGTCGAGCTCCGAGGTGGCCTTCCTGAGCGACCAGACCGTGCTGCGTGCGACCGCCCGCGTGGCGATCTCGTGGCACACGCTCGGCAGCGACACGGTCGCTGGCCCGGTCATCGCCCTCAAGGGTGCGTGAGCCTGACGGCTTGACGTGAAGTGCAAACTGGGCGGGCCGCTCCAAACCGGGGCGGCCCGCTCTCGTTTGCGAGGTTGACAATGCTTGTCAAGGTCGGCGGCACGGAAGTTGACATCCGTGTGGAAGCCATCCTGTCGATGCCGCGCTTGAGTTTTACGGCCAACCATTTCGCCTGGTGTCAGGCACTCATGCCGCTCGGCATTCGCCCCACGATGGGCACTGGTGCGTTCTGGAGCCAGGTGAACACCCGCGTGATGGAACAGTTCATTGACAAGGCCGAATACCTGCTGGCCATCGACTACGACACGTTTTTCACGAAGGAAGACATCGAGCACCTTTTCGCCCTGGCGATGACCTTCCAGTGCGACGCCATCACGGGCCTGCAGACGAAACGGGAAGACGGTCGCCCGATGCTCACGCTGAAAGGCATGCTGGACAATCCGCCGCCAGACGGCAGCACCAAGGTGGACAAGGCGTGGTTTGCCGAGCCGGTGCAGGAAGTGGACAGTGCCCACTTCGGGCTCACAGTCATCAGCACGGCCGCACTCAAGCGGTGCAAGAAGCCGTGGTTCTGGAGCAAGCCCGGCCCTGACGGCTCGTGGCATGAAGGCCGCGTCGATGACGATATTTGGTTCTGGAAGAACTGGCGAGAGAGCGGCAATAAGGTCTACGTTTCGCCCCGCGTCGTGCTAGGCCACGGCGAGTACGTGGTGACGTGGCCCGGCAAGAATCTCAGCAGCCCTGTTTTCCAGTGGGCCACAGAGTTCACGAACACGCTGAAGCGCCCCGAGTCTGCATGGAGTGTGCCTCAATGAAGAAAATCACATTTACCCGTGCGTGGCGTGCCTACCGCAAGGGGCAGTCGGTAGAGATGACGGGCGGGCTGGCGACGCAGCTGGTGGCCCAGGGCGTGGCCATCGAAGACCGGCAGCAGGATCTGATCGAGACGGCCGCCATCGAGCACGACGCCGAGACGGCAGACGCCACGCCCAGGAGACGAGGACGCCGTGCAGTACCGAAGTCTGATCAGAGCGACGCCGCCAGCGGTTGAGCCCGTCACGCTCGCCGAGGCCAAGGCCCACCTGCGGGTCGATACCAGCGACGATGACACCTACATCGGCACGCTGATCGCTGCGGCCCGTGAGTGGTGTGAAGAGTATCTCGACCGCACGCTAGTGCATACGCAGTGGTTGGTGCGGTTTGACACGTTCCCGCCGGACGGGACGCACGACATCGAACTGCCACGCCCGCCAATGGCTGCCGCTGGCACGGCCACGGCGGTGGCTCTGACGTTCACGTTTGAGAACGGCACTACGTCCACCTACTCAACGGCGAGCTACCGCGTGGACCGGGCCGGCACGCCTGGCACCGTGAAGACGCTCTATGGCCAGACGTGGCCGCCGCATCTGCGGGATGACAACGCTATCAGCGTGACGTGGTGGGGCGGGTACGGGGCGAGCGGCACGAGCGTGCCGGCGGCGATTCGGCACGCGATCCTGATGCTGGTGGGCCACTGGTACGAAAGCCGCCAGGCTGTGATTGCGACCGGTGCCGTGCCGCAGGAGGTGCCGTACGGCGTGCAGTCCCTGCTCGACTCGCAGCGGTGGGGGGCCTATCGGTGATCGACCCAGGCAAGCTCCGCGAGCGTGTTACGGTGCAGGTCGCCAGCGGTGCCACAAACACTCTCGGCGAGACGGTCCTGTCGTGGAGCAACTCGTCAGCCGTGTGGGCGAGCGTGGAAGGCGTCTCGGCTCGTGAGGCTCTGGCGGCTGGCCAGCAAGACACCACGATCACGCACCGGGTGCGGATGCGTTATCTGCCTGGCCTGACGCAGCGCGATCGCTTCGCCTGGCGTACGCGGACGCTCAACATCGTTAGCCTGCTCGAGTACGGCAACCGCAGCGAACACGTCGCCATCTGCGAAGAGGTGACGTGATGGCAGGCGGCATCGAAGTCAGTGTGGAGTTCCCCGAACTGGAGGAACTCAAGGCTGCGTTTAGGTCTTTGCCGAAGAATATCTCGGCTAAGTACATGGCGGCTGCCTTGGGCCGTGCCTTGGAGCCCGGCTTTCAGATGCTCAAGACACTGACGCCGCGAGGCCCGACAGGAAACCTGAAACGGGCAATTCGTAAAAAGACCAAGCGGTACACAAAGACTGGGTCTGGCGTGGCACTTGTCGGGTATACCGCACCGCCACGCGGCAAGAAGGACGCTAAGTCAAACGAAAAAGGCTACCACCAAGGGTTTGTCGAGTTCGGCACCAAAGAGCGTCGCACTAAAGGAAACATCGCCAGCAGTTTCAAGAGAAGCGGTGCAGTTAAAGTTGTTGTCGCACGGCGATCTGGTGCGGTGACTACCAAGCCGAAGCCGCCAAAAGGCTTCGTAAAGGTAGCCAAGAAGGGAACTACCGTAGATCTCGGAAAGTTCCCGCTGGGCGGAAAGGCAGGAGTTCCGCCGGTGAAGACTGCGTTCGAGCGTACGCGGTCGCAGGTCTCGGCAAATCTCACAAAGGAGATGACTGCCGCCCTGAATAACGCCATCAAGGAAATGGCCAATCCATTCAAAGGAAGGGCTGGCGGCAAATGAGCCTCAAATCCCCAGAAGCCGTCCTCCG